ATAGCCATAAGTGCCGATGGAACAATTGACTACAGAAAAAACACTGGAAAGATAAAAGCAAAAACAGATAGGTATGTAAGAATCTCAATAGCATTAGAGCGAAAATCAAAGAGATTAAAAGAAATCTTGGAGAGATTAAATATTACATACTCGTGCAACAAGGATTCACGTAACTATGATTCGATATGCTTTCATTGTCCGGATTGGCTTACATCCAAATACTTACCGTATGGATTTGCTACTGGAACAAGCGTTAAACAGAAGAAATTCATAATTGAGGAAATGGTAAAGTGGGATGGAAATAAGGTAAAAGGAAGAAATCAATACGAGTATTCAACGATATTAAAACACAATGCTGACGTAATGCAACTTATAGCATCGTGTTGTGGCTATATGTCAACGATAATGACGAAGCAAAATGGCGGAAACGGTAATTTTATAAAAAGCTATTGCTACAAAGTATCGGTTCTTTTGGGAAAAAGTTATGTGAGTACACAGAGCTTTGAAACTCATAAAAGGTTTGAGGAAGTAGACCAAAGAGTTTATTGTGTTTCGGTTGATACAGGCATGATACTTGTTAGACAAAACGGCAGGATAAGCGTAAGCGGTAATTGCGATTCATTAGCAGTTGCTACGGCAGGCGTACCAAACGTAGTGTCCGTTCCAACCGGTGCCAAAGGATTTACATGGATTCCCTATTGTTGGGATTGGCTTTGCAAATGGAAAAAAATCATCGTTTTTGGAGATTTTGAGAAAGGCTCAATATCTTTGTTGGATGAACTTGCAAAACGTCTAAAAGACCGTGTAGAACACGTCAGAGAGGATAATTATAGAGATTGCAAGGACGCAAACGAGATACTTCTCAAATATGGAGCAGAGCAGGTTAGAAAATGCGTTGAAGAATCGGTTAAGCTGCCAATCGACAATGTGATTGATTTGGCAGATGTAAAGGAACTTGACCCATACAGCATCGAAAAGATACCGACCGGTATTGCGGATGTAGACAACTTGCTTTGCGGAGGAATCCCATTCGGTGTTGTTACCATCGTTACTGGAAAATCAGGAAAAGGAAAATCAACTTTTGTAGGGCAGATTATAACAAGAGCATTAAACAAAGGTGACAATGTTTTTGTATATTCGGGGGAAATGCCAAATTATCTTTTTAAGAATGCGATTGATTTTCAAATTGCTGGACCGGCAAACGTAGTGGAAGAAGATAGGAGAGATTATGTAAAGCGTTACGTTCGCAAATCTGCGAAAGATAAGATTGTAGAGTGGTATCGTGGAAAGTGTATGCTTTACGACCGCACTATGGTTAAAGATGAAGATACTGACTTGCTAAATACGATTGAACGTATGATAGTAAGCCAAAATGCGAGAGTTATTGTGATTGACAATTTAATGACAATGATAAACAAAACAAGAGTTAAGGGAAGTAAGTTAGAAGCACAGAGCGAAGTTTCAAACGCACTAGAGGATATGGCTAGATTTTACAATGTTTGTATTATCTTAGTTGCACACAAGAGGAAAGATAGCGGAATTGATGATGAAGATATGGACGATTCGATTCGTGGGGATTCAGATATTGTCAATTCGGCAGGAGTGATTATTCACTACAACGTAAATAAAGATGAGAATACGATGGAAAATTATCCGAGAATAATTTCGGTTACTAAAAATCGTGTATTTGGAAGAACTTCATACAGAGGTTGGAAAGTACACTACGATGAAAAGTCCAAACGAATCTACGGAGACCACGATGATTTGAATATTTGTCTTGGTTGGGATAATGAAAGCGGTGGATTTGTCGAGGACTACGATAATTCAATATTTAGTTAGGTGGTGTTTATATGGGAAGCGTAAATGCATCGCAGATTCCAGAAGAACAGCATATGTGGACTGATATTTGGAATTGGCGTAAGAAATATTACTACCCGGAAGATGATGATTCTTGGTGGAAAGAGTTTGTAGAAACTGGCATTGCAATAGGAGAAAAATATGCAACTAAATTATCGCATGAGATTATTTTTGCAATTTTTAATGATGTGCAAAATCGCAGTAAAAAATTGAAATCAACGGAGGTATTGAAATGAAAGAAGCAATTAAATTAGTTGAAAAGGCTCTTGAAATTTTGAAGAGCGAAGAGAAAAAGGAAAAGGTTGTTTTGAATTCCTTGAAACCTGGCGAAACATTCATGATTGGAAAACATGAATTTATTGTTTTGGAACAGAATTACGAAACGACAAACGTAATCTCCAAAAACCTTATGGCTGAAAATGTTCGGTTTGATGGAGATACAAGAGATTACAATAAATCTGCTTTGAAAAAGTATATTGACGAAAAAATCAAGCCTATTATTTTGGAAAATGTCGGTGCTGGAAATCTTGTTGAGCATTCCGTGCCATTGACGAGTGTTGATAATCAGAACGAGTTTAATGATTGTATTTGTGAGGTTCGCCCTATTACTTTTGACGAAGCCAGAGAATACAATGATTTGCTTGTGAATGAAGATTTGACAGATTACTATTGGACAATTACACCGTGGTCTACTGCTGAAAGAGGGTTGAAGTATGCTATTGTAATTGTTTCGCCGTCCGGCGGCATCAACTACAACCATTGCGACAGCAAGGACGGCGTGCGCCCTTTCTGTATCTTAAAATCTAATATCTTTGTATCGAAAGGAGAATAATATGGACTTAGAAAAAAGAGTTGAAATGCTTGAAAAGCGGATTGATAAATTGGAAAGTGAAAATATGAAAGAACGGCTTACTGGATTGAAAGTCGGCGATTATTTTGAAGTTGCCGGAACAAAATGGAGAATCCTTGACATCAAACCTTGCGGATATGTTTGTCTTTCAGATGCATTAGAGGAAAGAAAAATTTTTGATTCGGAAACAAACAATTGGATACTAAGTAGTCTGCGTGAATATCTCAATAACGATTTTTATAAGAAAATTGCTGATGAGATTATGGAAAAAAATATTCTTCCGTTTGAAAGAGATTTATTGTCTCTTGATGGACAGACGGAATATGGAAATTGCACGGATTATGTATCTCTTCTTTCCATTGACGATTACAGACTATACAGAAAATTGATTCCTAATAATGAACAGTGGTGGTGGCTGCTCACTCCTTGGAGTACACCTTGCAACGGATATGAAACGCAAGTATCGGTTGTTTCGCCGTCCTGCTTCTACGACGGCGATTGCTACGACGAAATCGGCGTGCGCCCACTTTGTATCTTTTCACCTAATCTCTTTGAATCGGAGTGATGATTATGGCAAGTAAAGAACTTACTGTAATTCTAAAAGCAAAAGATTTAGCAAAGCACACTTTGGAAAAGACATCAAATTGTAATCACTATCCAAAGAAATTTAGATTTTCTCTTGTGGACAAGATGCAGAACAAGTCGCTTGAAATCTACGAATGTTTGATTGAAGCAAATAGGACGGATATAAAAGCATACAAGAGAGAACGATTAGAGTTGCAGACAAGAGCAATAACACATTGTGATGAACTCTTGTATTACATAGAGTTATCAAACAGTTTAGGACTAATCAACATAAAATGTGTCGGTCATTGGTCGAAAATGGTATGCGATGTAAAGCATATGGCAATCGCATGGAGAACAAAAGACAAAGAAAGATAAAATCATAGGTTATGTGCTGCTTAATCGGTTGTTTCGCCGTCCGGCAACATCAACAACAACAATTGCAACAACAAAAACGGCGTGCGCCCATTCTGTGACAAACAGACAGTTAGAGTAGGCATTAAGCCGAAATCAGAGAAAGATACAGAAAAGCACATGACCTTTCCTAAAAGGATAAATACAAAGGAGTTTTTATTATGGATGATAAAAGTATTATATGCAATTTTGAAAACCTTTATAACGCTTATAAACGTGCTAAGGCAGGTAAAAGGCGCAATGAAAGTTGTGCTAGATTCCAAACAATGAGCCTGGATGGCGTTCATATCTTGCTAGAGCAGTTGAAAAACAAAACCTACAAGATGAATCCATATAACGAATTTAAGGTTTACGAGCCTAAAGAACGATTGATACGTTCTTGTTCGTTTAAGGATAAGGTTGTTCAGCATTGCTTATCTGATACGATTTTACATCCAAGACTGGAAAACCAGTTTATCAAGACAAACTATGCCGGGCAGAAAAACAAAGGAACATTGTTCGGCATGGATTGTCTGAAAAAACAGATGTTAGAGTTTTACCAAAAACACAAGTTAGATGGATGGATTTTGAGATGTGATGTAACTAAATTCTTTTATAGTATCGACCACGAGATATTAAAAGATATAGTTGACTATTACTTCCCGGACAATTACATAATGTGGCTTAACCATTTTCTTATTGATAGCACAGATGGTATCGGGGTGCCATTAGGAAATCAAGTGGCTCAAATATATGCTTTGCTTATGCTTGACGGATTAGACCATATGGTTACTGGCGAGTTTGGAATCAATCTTTATGGAAGATATATGGATGATTTCTATTTGATACACCAAGACAAGGAATATTTGAAATGGTGTCTTGATTGCATAAATCAGTTTGTAGAAAGCCTTGGTTTGACACTAAACGGTAAAACGCAAATTGTTCCGTTCAAGTGTGGAATACCATTTCTGGGGTTCCACCACTACATAACTAAGGATGGAAAGTATATACGCAGGCTAAAAGGTGAAAACAAGCGAAAAATCCGTAAAAAAATAAGAAAGTGGGTAAAACTCGTTAAGTCCGAAAGAATGACTGAAACAAAATTTTATGAGAAATACAATGCATGGAAAAATCATGCGTCGCACGGAAATTGCGTTAAGTTGTGCCATTCAATGGACTTATATGTGGAAAAGTTGTTTAAATCAAACATAGATAGCAGGTGATGATATGAATGAATAATTAAATATTTTTTCTGTATTTAGAAGAAATTTTGAAATAAATAACAAAATTCGTTTAATTGAATTATTTGCCTGAGTAGGTTCACAAGCTATGGCACTTAAAAGATTAGCAGCGGACTTTGAACATTACAAAGTTGTTGAATTTGATAAGTATGCAATCAAAAGTTACAACGCAATTCACGGAACAGATTTTATGAAAATTCCAGACGGAATTGAAAACGAATTACCATTTGATTAGGAGTTGATTTTATGGAAAAAAAACACACAATGTCAGACCTGTACCAGATGCAATCACTTCCATTATCTGTAAAAGTAAGAATGACGGCAAGGCGAATTGATGATTGGGTAAGCGAGTTTGGAGAAGATGGTGTTTATCTTTCGTTTAGCGGTGGAAAAGATAGCACCGTTTTAGCACACATAGTCAGAATGATTTGCGGATATAGGAATATCCCACTTGCATTTGTGGATGTTCCAACACAATATCCAGAATTAAAACAATTTGCCATGACATTTGACAACCTTGAGATTTTGAAACCGAAAATTTCATTTGCAGAAGTTTGTAGTAAGTATGGATTTCCATTATTTTCAAAAGAAATATCAGAATGTGTTGCAGATAGCAGAAAATACATTAGAATCCTTACAGACAAACAGACAAACAGACAAACAGACAAACAGAGATTCCGTTTGCTTATCGCATAGCCGACTTGATAGGAATAGACAGGAGAGAAGACAAAGAAAACAAAGCATTTGCGGATTTAAAGATGGGGAATATCCCTAGCGAAATTCTGAAAGCACCTATCAGAGTAAAACAGTTATTTGGTGTCAAGTGTGAAGATTTTGGCAGTATGTATGACAGGTCAAAGTACTTATTTATGCTAAATGCACCATTTGAAGTATCTAATCAATGTTGCAAGGTAATGAAGAAACAGCCTATGCACCAATACAACAAAGATACAGGCAGAGTGCCTATTACCGCTCAAATGGCTAGCGAAAGTAAATTAAGGACTTCACAATGGTTACAGAATGGTTGTAATGGATTTGATTTGAAAATTCCAACAAGTAATCCCATGTCATTTTGGACAGAACAGGATGTGTTGTTTTACATTAAAGAAAATAATCTGCCAATATGTTCAGTTTATGGCGAAGTAGTTACAGATTACGAATCTATGGGGCAATGTGAAAATCAGATGTCATTTGCTGATTTTGGGATTTTTGATAAGGAAAGACCATTGCTGAAAACTACAGGCTGTCAAAGAACAGGCTGTGTACTATGCGGATTCGGTTGCCACTTAGAGAAAGAAAGCAGATTTTTAAGACTGAAAGAAACACACCCCAAATTCCATAATCTGCTTTACATCTTGAAAAACAATGGCATTACCTATGCCGAAGCTATCGATTGGGTAAATGAACATGGTGGATTTAATATTAAATACTAAAAACTAAGAAAGGAGCAAATGAAATGTTAAAAAGACAATATCCAATAATGATGGGTTTGGGAACAAAGATTTTAACCGCATATCATCATCCAAATTTTAAGAATGGTTTGATGTTTGCAATCTTGGACAGTAAGAAAAAATTTCCAAGAGGTCACAATGCAAGCAACGATGAATTAAAACAGTCAATGTCTACGGTCAGAGCAGAAATATATTTTAGTGATATTGATACACTTGACGGATTTATCAAGCATCTAAAATATGAGCGAGATTTGTGGGCGGAAAAGATTGAGAAGAAAGGAGTAAACAATGGAAAGATTGACTAATAGCGAAAAAGAAATACCTACGTTGATTGATAATGCTGAATACTGGCGGAAAGCGTACTTTAAATTAAAAGAGTATGAGGATTTAGAGGAACAGAGCAGACTTCTTAAATTGCCACTTGCTGATGATAAAGTAGAACACAGAGAATGTGTTCATACTAAAGCAACTTGTCACCACGAAGAGTGTAAGTGTTCTGAATGTCCATTGACGGAGTTATTTTTGGTGTTACGAAGAGGCTTATGCAAGTAGATGTCTTGCTGGCATTGAATTAGGAGAATCCAAAGCAGAAACAAAACTGAAAGAATTGAGGTGTAACAATGATTGATTGTAATATTTGCAAGCATAAAGAAGATTATTGTATAGGGTGCAAACACGGTGAGTTGTTTGAGAGAAAAAATGTGTCAGAACCTAAAAAAATATCAGTTAGTAATGGAAATGAATATTGCGGACATTGTGGTTATTTGTGTGACTACGCAAGAGGATATAAAAAGTTTTATTGTATTAGGTGCGGCGGACTTAATTTAAGAAGTTAGAAGAATTGAGAGGTGCTGAATGAATCGTAAGAAACGCTATGGTGTCTGGAACACCAAAAAGAAAGAATTTCAATTTGGTATTTGCGAACCAAGCAAAACAAAAGCAAGAAAGAAACTATTTGAAAAGATTGGAAAGGATGCCTACAAATACAGATTTCAAATCAAAGAATTGAAACTAGGCAATCCAAAGGCTGAAAAATTACTTACTATAGAAATTGGAGGTGAATAACAATGACTAACGCAGACAGAATCAGGAATATGTCGGATGATGAGTTGGCAGTTTTTCTTACAAAATTCAAAAATACGTTTGGCGAAGAATATGAGGGAGAATTTAGTTGTATGGATTGGCTTCAATCAGAAGCAGAATAGGAGGAAGTATGAGCAACAATTTAGAATTTATGAAAGAGCATAATTGTAAACATCTAAAAAACTGTAAGTTTGCTAGTGTTGTGAAATATCAGTATTCGGATGATAAAAAAGGATGGTATATCCAATTTGGAAATGTGCTTCATGGTATAAAATATTGTCCTTATTGCGGTATGAGATTGGAGGATGAAAATGGACGATAGATATTTATTTAAAGCAAAGAGGATTGACAATGGGGAGTGGATTATTGGACATTATGTCAACGGTGGATTTATTATCACAATGAATCATTTAGAATGTGTTGATATAGACGAAAACACAGTATGCCAGTGCACCGGCCTAAAAGATGATAATGGCAATTTGATTTGGGAAAATGATGTCGTTAGGGTTTATGGAGATACAGATGATTTTGGAAATGATTTGTATTATTTCTATAAAGTCGTTTGGAATAAAGACTTGTGTTGTTGGTGGCTTTCAGATATTTATACACAGGAAGATGAGTATTTATATATATGTTTGAAAGAAATTGACGTTATCGGCAACATTTTTGACAATCCTGAATTGTTGGAAAGGTAGAAAGAGAGGTTGAAATGGAACGAGAAGAACAATGTATTTCCTTTGCAAAACACGCAATAGGGCTTGACAATAATAAACCATATAAAAGGCATGGGAAATTATTCTACAAGCCATACAGAAACTATTATGATGCAAGTTTTAATGATTGTGAAGTATGGGAAATAATGACTAACAACAATTATGCAGAAAGAGGTCGCAAGGACAGATATGGCGGAAGAATGTACTGGTTGACAAGGAAAGGACTTGATTGGCTCGGAGAAAAACTTGGAATAAAAATCTATAACGAAGAAGATTAAGAAAGCGAGGAATGATTATGAAGAACAATTTAGAATTAGAAGTGAGCATACTAACAGAAGGATGTCCTTATGTTACACCATGCGGATTTTGTTCCAAATTTGATAAAATATGTGAAAATAAGGATAAGAAACACAGCAAAAATAAAGTGCCTGAACATGATGGATGCGTTGGGTGTCGTTATGAAAACAATACCTCTTTTTGTTATCCTTGCAACCAATGTAAATACTCATATTTGGACAAATATATTAATAAAAAGAAAGTATGGCTAACATGAAAAATTATTTGTAAGCGTGCCTATGAAAGGCAAAACAGTTGTAAGAAAATTAAAGAGTACATAGAAGTACATACTCGACTTATGTTATTATTATCATGCAAGGATTACAAACAAGGGCATTGATTATACGTCAGTGCCTTTTTCTCATGCCATGCAGGGTCCACTTTCTCCTACCTGCATGGCTATTTTGTTGGAAGGTGGTGATTGTGATGGCTAAGATGACAGCCAAACAGAAGCGATTCTGTGATGAATACCTGACTGACTTAAATGCCACGCAAGCAGCTATCAGAAGTGGCTATTCGGAAAAGACGGCGTATTCAATTGGAAATGAAAACTTGAAGAAACCTGAATTGAAGAAATATATAGAAGAACGGATGGCGGAGAAAGAAGCTGAACTGATTGCCAAACAAGATGAGGTTATGAAGTATCTTACATCGGTGATGCGAAGAGAAAAGACGGAATCCGTTGTTGTTACGTTGCAGGAAGAGAAGTCGTTATTTGCTCCCGATGCAAACGGAACAATGAGAAAGCAGACGGTGAAGCAGACAGTTCCGAAGGTTGTTGAAATCCCTGCCATGATAAAGGATTCAAACAAAGCCGCTGAACTTCTTGGAAAGGCATATGGAATATACACAGATAAGATTGAAGCAGATGTTGATACGGAACTGAACATCAGTATTGATTATGGAGATGAATAATGTTTACAGTGGTTGTGTACGAGAAAAAGACACGGAAAGTTATCCTTTGTCTTCCGTTAAAATTTCAAAATGATACGTTTGTGGAGCAACAATCAACAATCCTTCATAACAATTACGAATATCAGGTTTTTGCTAATCGTGAGCCTGTTTTGTTCGAGGATACAGATGGGAATATCTGCTTAAAAGCAAATGCATGCTTTGTTAATGGCGGTGATTTAATTTGAACATAAATGTTAAGATGAATCCCTGCTTCAAGGAAGTTGACAGAAGCACGAAACGCTACATAGTCATGAAAGGCTCTGCCGGTTCGGGGAAATCCGTTGACACTGCGCAGAATTATATTATTCGTTTGATGAGGGATAAGGGGAGAAATCTTGTGTGTATCCGCAAATCGGATATAACAAACCGAGATTCCACATTTGCTGAATTGACGGGTGCTATATATAAAATGTTAGGTGATAAGTCTGAGCGGTACTGGCAGATAACGAAATCACCGTTGAAATTGACATGCAGGGCAAATGGAAATGAGATTATTTTCCGGGGAATGAATGATGATAAGCAGCGTGAAAAACTGAAATCTATCACATTCCAAAAGGGGAAACTGACAGATGTTTGGTGTGAAGAGGCGACGGAATTGACGCAAGCCGACTTTGAAATTATAGATGACCGATTACGTGGAGAACTTCCCGAAGGGCAGTTTTACCAGATTAGACTGACTTTCAATCCAGTGAATAAAAGCCATTGGATAAAGAAAGTCTTTTTTGATATTCCGGATGAAAATGTAATGACGCATCATTCAACGTATCTTATGAATCGCTTTATTGATGAAGCGTATAGGGCACGAATGAAAAGACGAAAAGAAGTTGACCCGGATGGTTATCAGATTTACGGATTAGGAGAATGGGGCGAGATTGGTGGTCTTATTCTTCATAACTGGGTAGTAGAAGAACTATCGCAGACACTGGAGGATTATGATGATGTAGCAATTGGACAGGACTTTGGATTTAACCACGCAAATGCAATTCTTCTTCTTGGGATAAAGGATGATGATATTTATATCCTGAAAGAGGTTTATGTATTTGAAAAGGAAACAGCGGAGATTATACCGCTTGCGCAAGAGGCGCATATTCCGGAAGATAGGGAGATGTGGTGTGATTCGGCAGAGCCGGACAGAATCAAAACATGGAAGAATGCAGGGTACCGGGCAAAGGCAGTAGAAAAAGAAAAAACAAATGAGAAGAAGTATCAAGCGGCACAGATAGACTGGCTGAAGGGCATTGTTCGTAAGGATAAGGTGATAAAGAGAATGATTCACGTGGACCCTTCGTGTGTGAATACCATAAAAGAACTTCAACAGTGGAAATGGAAACGAGATGAGCGCACAGGAGAATATCTGGATGAGCCGGTTCCATACCAGGACGATGCAATGGCTGCATTGAGATATGGCGTGGAAAGATGGCGCAAGAAGAAAAGAACATTGTATTAAAGCAGGAGGTGAAAAGGATATGTTGACTATCGAAGAAATACAAAGATTTATTGACGAAGATAGAACGTCTGAAAAGAAGATGTTTGCAAGAAAAGGGCAGGCGTACTATGACGGAGACCATGATATAAAGCAGTACCGGCTGTTTTATTACAATGCAGATGGCGAATTGGTTGAGGATAAAACAAGAAGTAATGTGAAGATTCCGCATCCGTTCTTTACAGAGTTAGTTGACCAGGCAGTACAGTATGTGTTGTCCGGAAAGGATGGATTTGTTAAATCCAATAATGCCGAATTACAAGCTGAATTAGATTCTTATTTTAACCAGAATGAGGATTTTGTTGCGGAGTTGTCCGAGGTTTTGACCGGCTGTATGTCGAAAGGATTTGAATATATGTATGCGTACAAAAACGCAGAGAATAGAATTTCCTTTATGTGTGCGGATTCAATTGGTGTTATTGAGGTAAGGGCAAAGGATACGGATGATAATACAGAATATGTGATTTACTGGTATGTTGACAGGATAGAAAAGGGACATAAGAAAATCAAAAGGATTCAGGTTTGGGATAAAGACCAAACCTATTATTTTGTGCAGACAGATGAGGGGAAGATTGTGGAGGATGATTCCGAAAAACTCAATCCAAAGCCTCATACGCTGTACAAAAAGATGAATGATAACAATACCTATTATGAGAACTTTGGTTTCATTCCGTTCTTTCGACTGGATAACAACAAGAAACAGTTTAGTTGTTTGAAAACCGTTAAGGAGTTGATAGACGATTATGATTTGATGGCATCCTCGCTGTCAAACAATTTAATTGATTTTGACACTCCCATTCATGTAGTAAAAGGGTTTGAAGGGGATTCATTGGATGAATTGCAGCAGAATTTGAAAACTAAGAAAATTATCGGCATGGAATCGACAGATACCGGTGCCGGTGTTGACATTAAAACCGTGGATGTACCGTTTCAGGCAAGACAAGTAAAACTTGAATTGGATGAAAAGAATATATACCGGTTTGGTATGGGATTGAATACGGCTGGGTTAAAAGATACAAATGCGACAACCAACATAGCAATCAAAGCGGCGTACTCTCTTCTTGATTTGAAGTGCAGCAAGTTAGAAATCAGGTTAAAACAGTTTTTGAAAAAGATTTTGAAAGTTGTTATTCAGGAAATCAATGACAATAGCGGAACGGGTTATAAATTGAGTGACGTATACTTTGAATTTGACCATGAGATTATGAGCAATGCACAGGAGAATGCTCAGATTGACCTTGTAAAGGCGCAGGAACAGCAGACAAGAATTAATACACTTCTGTCTATTGCTGCACAGCTTGACAATGAAACACTAGTGCAGAATATTTGTGCTGTGCTTGATATTGATTATGAATCCATCAAGGATAAGTTGCCAACAGAGGAAGATGATTTGATGGGTGCAGAACAGACATTAAACGGTGTAATACCGGAAGAAGGTGGTGCCGATGAATCAAAGACAGAAGGAAGTCCTGAAGTCACAACTGAGGGATGAAAAGAAAATCATCAATGACTTGAAAAAGATATATATAGAAGCGCTTACGGACATCAATCAAAAGGTTGCCGTTTTGATGGTTGATGAATCAATGCAGTCAAAGATATACCAAGTAGGGTATCAGAATAGACTGAAGAAGCAAATTGAAGCATCCCTTGAGTTGTTAAATTCAGGGCAGTATGAAAAGATACATAACTATTTGCAGGACTGCTATTCATCCGGCTTTGTTGGTGCAATGTATGATTTACATGGTCAGGGGATTCCGTTGATAATGCCAATTGACCAAAAGGCAATGGTGAAGGCTGTTCAAACGGATTCAAAGATTTCCAAAGGTCTATACACAAAGTTAGGCAAAGATGTTGGAGACCTGAAGAAAAGAATCACTAGTGAAGTGTCAAGAGGAGTTGCACAGGCACTTCCCTATAAGGATGTAACAAGAAACCTAAACAATGTTGCAAGGATTGGTTTTAATCGTTCCATGCGTATTGCAAGAACGGAAGGACACAGAATCACACAGGCTTCTGCACTGGATGGAATGAGGACGGCGAAGTCTGCTGGTGCTGACGTGCTGAAACAGTGGGATGCTACACTGGATGGACACACAAGAGATCATCACCGGCAACTTGATGGACAAATCAGAGACGTCGATGATGATTTTGAAGTCGGTGGAATGACTGTTGAAGCGCCGGGGATGTTTGGAGACCCAGCAGAGGATTGTAACTGCCGGTGCTGCCTATTGCAGAGGGCAAGATGGGAACTCGATGAATCCGAACTTGATACGTTGAGAGAGCGTGCTGACTATTTTGGATTGGACAAGGAGAAGGATTTTGATGATTTCAAGATTAAATACCTTAATTCGGTTGAAAAAATCGGTAAACGTGGTACAATATTACCAATGAATCTTCAGCTGTTTGCAGAAAAGACACAACACGCTTCTGAAAGAATGCAATTGAGAGATATAAAGGATGCAGAGATTGATGACGCATTAAAAAATCCATTATTCAAAGGGAATGTTGTTATAGATGCGAATGGAAGAAAAAGCATCAAATATATTGGTAAAGATGCAACGGTTGTTTTGAATCCGGAAACAAATAAGGTAATTACATCATGGAAAACAAGTTCAAGGCTAAAAAAGAAATATGAAAGGGATGATTGATATGAAATTTTCGGAAAAGCAAATCGAATTTATGAAAAATATTGGAGTATCAGTCAATTTTGACACAGATATTTCTGATGAAGAGTATGAAGTTATAGAAGACAAAGTGACGGAATACTTGCAAAAACAAGGTTTTAATACTGATTACTCCGTAACCGAACATGGTAAAATGTGTGAATCAATTCTTGATAGGATATAATGTGGGGAAAAGAGACTGACAAGTGTTTACATAACAAGAAAGAAGGCGACAAAATGAAAATTAAACAGTACGATAGAGTCTTGATGCAAGATGGAAGTAAGGCATCAATAGTTGAAATATTTGAAGATGAAAAATCATTTATTGCTGATATAGAGAGGAACGGTGATATTGACACGGAAGAAATCAGTATCGTTGATATAAAAAAAGTATTATAAAAGCACTTTGCGGTTAATTGCAAGGTGCTTTTTTTGAAAGGAGATTATATGGCACGAGATGATTATTTTTTGATGGTATACAGAATATTATCGTATTTGTATCGATGTATAAGGGATGGAAAACAACCAGATGAAGAATATCTGCGGCCACAAGCGAGATAAATAATAAAATTGATATCAAAGACAGTCAAAAAGGCTGTCTTTTTTATATATATAAAGAAAGAAGGTGAAAATGGTGAACAAAGCATGGTTGAAAGCGGCAGGAATTCGAGCAATCAAGACTGTCGCACAAACTGCTGTGGCGACAATTGGAACAACAGCAGTGATTAATCAGGTTAATTGGTTGATGGTAGTATCTGCATCGGCACTGGCAGGTGTTTTGTCAATATTGACATCGGTTGCAGGTATTCCAGAAGTTGAAACAAAGGAAGGAGAATAAGAAATGGCAAAATTTAATATTCATGCAGGACATTGTCCTGACGGAAAAGGTGCATCAGGTGCTGTTGGCATCCTGAAAGAATCTACAGAAGCACGCAAAGTAAAAAACAAAGTAATTGTATTACTGAAAAAGGAAGGTCATACAGCTTATGACTGCACATGCGATGAGAAAACAACACAGTCAGGATGCCTGACAAAGATTGTGAAAAAATGCAATGCACATACAGTGAAGCGTGATGTGTCCATCCATCTGAACTCAGGAAGAGATGATTTAAAAGGCGACGGAAAAACGGGCGGTGTTGAAGTATATATCTATTCAAATACTTCCAAAGCAAAGAAAGATGCCGAACAGGTTTGCAAAAACATTTCTAAAGCATTAGGCATCACAAACAGAGGTGTAAAGGTAAACACATCATTGTATGTGCTTAGAAAAACAAAATCCCCCGCAATGTTGATTGAATGCTGCTTTGTTGATGACAAAGATGATGCAAAGAAATGGGATGCGGCAAAATGTGCAGAAGCAATTGCGAAAGCACTGGTTTAACAAATAAGGACATCAGAAATGGTGTCCTTTTTATATGTCCAAAATAGGCTTATGACATGAAAACTATGCTGAATCTATCCCTGTGATAAGGATATAAAACTGCCACGCATGCTGCAAGTTTGTCGGCATGGGAAAGGAAATAATATGAAGTTAGAAGATTTGTTAGGTAAAGAGTTGTATGCACAAGTACAGGCTAAACTTGACGAGGTCAATGCAAAGGAACCTGACAAGTTAAAGCATGTTCGATATGCTGACTTGTCAGAAGGCGAATATGTTGGAAAGGGCAAGTATGAATCCGAGGTTGAAAAACTGAACAATCTGATTGCCGGAAAAGATGCGGAACTTACAACTGCAAATGGATTGATTGCTGATTTGAAAAAAGCGACCAAAGGGGAAGAAGGATTGCAGCAGAAGATTAGCAGTTATGAAACAGAAGTTGCAAACCTGAAGAGCCAGCTTGCGGAAACCAAATTGCAATCCGCAGTTAAGGTTGCCCTGCTTTCTGAGAATGCCGTTGATGTTGACTATTTGTCATTCAAATTAAAGGAGAAGATGAAGGAAAAGAATTCATCTCTGGAACTGGATGAAAATGATAACATCAAAGGCTGGGATGATATGCTTGCAGGTCTCAAGACGCAGTTCCCGGCAATGTTTGAAAGTGCTTCAGGTGGTGAAAGAATCATCACACCAAATACGCTTCCTAACAATAACAACGAGGACACATTAACAAAGAGCGAATTGCTGAAAAAACCGTATGCGGAACGTGCAAGGATTGCACAAGAAAATCCGGAGGCGTATGCGGCTGCAATGAATTCGTAAATAAGAAAGAAAAGAGGTAAAAACTATGCCAACAACAAAATTAAATGACGTTATTAACCCACAGGTTATGGGTGATATGATTGAAGCGAAAATCAATGCACAGGCAAAACTTATTCCTTATGCCAAAGTGGATACTACGCTTCAGGGAGTACCGGGAGATACCAAAACGGTTCCTTCGTGGAATTATATTGGAGATGCGCAGGATTTCGATCCTGAAAATGAAAATGGCGATGAGATTGAGCTGACCAATCTGACAGCGGGCAGCACAACTTTCACAATTAAATGTGCCGCTAAATCCATTGGCATTTTGCAGACGGCAATTAATTCAGGTCTTGGAAATCCAGTTGGACAGTCGGAAAAACAGCTTGCAGACGCCATCATTGGAAAAGTTGACAATGATTTGCTTGACGCATCGTATACAGCACCGATTACAGTAAACAAATCAGATAATCCGATTGGATATGATGCTGTGGTTGACTGTGTGACGAAGTTTGAGGATGAAGAGGATGGTATTGATAAAGTTATGTTCATTCATCCACGACAGGAAACAACACTTTTGAAGGACAAGGATTTCTTATCTGCTGATAAATTCCAGGCAGGTGTTGCAGTAAATGGTGCAATCGGTAAAATTGCAGGATGCTGGATTAAGAAATCTAAAAAGGTAAAAGTAGTTGACGCAGTAAATGCCGTTGCCGGTGTTTACACAATCAAAATCGATACAAAGGCATCGAATGGCGACAAAATTATTATTAATGGAGTACCATTTGTGGCCGGAACGGATTTCTTGTTATCAACGGATACTGCGACCGGTAATGCAACTGCTTTGGCTGCTAAACTGAATGATTCAGAAAATGAGGTGCTTTCCTGCTATACGTGGACATCCTCAGGAACTACGATTACAGCAACGGAAGACTCTGGAAAAGAAGGCTCCGGACTGCCGGCAGTTGTGACAGAAGGCTCTATGAAAGTAGTAACAGCAACTACTACAAAAGGGGTAGCCGCTGCATCTGCTGCTTATCTTTGCCCTGTTATTAAGATGGAGCCGGATTCTCCTGAGACTGAGTATACGGAAGATGAACTTCCGGCTCTTACAATCTTTTTGAAGAAAGATACGCAGGTTGACCACGAGTGGCTGCCGAAGAAACAGCGCCATGATATTACGGCGGCTAAGTATTACGGTGTTGCACTTACAAACTCGGCAAAGGTTGTTCTTGGTAAGTTTGGTAAATAAGGAGGCTCCCTTATGATAATGTCAGTTGAAGAGTTTAAAACATTTGTGCAATCTGACTTGACAGACAATGTGCTTGAAGCGAAACTTCAGGTACTTGAACTGCTTATCAGGAGATACACAAATAACAATTTTCAGAAAAGAGCATATAGAAGAACCGCTGATATTGTTGGCGGTCTTTTCTTTGCCGATGACATAACGCCCTTCAGGATTGGTGATACGGTGCAAATTACAGAATCACAGTTAAATGAAGGGCTGTATACGGTCAAAGAAGCGGAAAAGGATATCTTTACCGTGAATGAGACTGTATTGGATGAAGGACGTGTTCTTTGTACCAAAATTGAATATCCGAAGGACGTTCAGATGGGAGTTATTAACATGCTGAAATGGGATTTGGAAAACCGTGATAAAGTGGGAATCCAATCGGAGACACTCAGCAGACACTCCGTAACGTATTTCAATATGGATGGTGATAATTCTTCAATGGGCTATCCAAAGTCATTGCTTGGTTTTTTGAAGCCTTACATGAAAGCAAGGTTTTAGGAGGGATTTGAATGATTGGTGGAAACATTACGGCAATCCTTCAAGTATCTGCCACCACAAAGAATGAAATCGGAGAATCCGTGAAATCATGGCACGATGTTATGGCGTTGCGTGGATGGCTTGACCTTTCTTCAGGAGATTCCAAGTATGCAACATTCAATGCAAAAATACAGGAATCTACGCATGTGTTCTTAATGGATTACATGCCGATTCCTGATGTTTTTGAAGTTGATGGAAAAGTTGTCAAGGTATCAGCTGAAAGTACAAGAATGATGGTAAATTCAAAGTCATATGATGTGATGCTGATAGACGATCCGATGGAAATGCATAAACAGATGGAAATCTATTTGAAATATACAGGTGGTGATTAGGATGTCCGTAAAATTTGAAGATAATCATATACGCATTAAAGCAGATATGAAAAGCGAAGCAGTAGCGTTTCTTCATGAGGCAGCAGGTGCTTTGGTTTCGCAGACGCAAAGGAATACTGCCGTAGGAAAGGTTAGCGGTGGTAAAACCAAAAGCGAATGGACTTACCAGGTAGATGAATCAAAACTGGAGGCTACTATTGGAAATCCAATGGAAAATGCAATTTGGGAAGAGTTTGGAACCGGTGAATATGCATTGAATGGCGATGGCCGCAAAGGAAAATGGTATATACCTATTGGTAATGCAGAGGGTCAGATTTCCCAAAATGTAGTTGATGCTTACGGGATGAAAGTTGTGCATGGAAAAGGCGGTGTGGACTATGTTGAGACTTCCGGTAAAAGGGCAAAAAGACCGTTTTACACCGCATATTTAGCAAAAAAGAATGCCATCCAGAAAAGACTTGAAAGTATATTGAAAGGACTGGGGAAATGACAAAAGAAATCCTAAAAATCATATCGGATTCGATGGAAAGCCTTGGTTTAAATTATGAGTTTATGGAATGGACATCAGAAATAAAGTATCCATATTTTGTTGGTGAGTATGGTGAAACGCAACAATCTACGGAAGATGGTTTGCAGGAGTCATCCTTTATTCTGACTGGATATACAAGGGGGACATGGCTTTCTTTAGAAGAAATAAAAGAATTGATACAAGCATATTTTGATGCGGTCAATGGTCACACGGAAATTACGGCGAGTGGTTCCGGTGTGGCTATTTTTTATTCAAACAGTTTCGCTGTTCCGACAGGTGATGCTGCGTTGAAGAAGATACAAATTAATTTAACAATCAAAGAATGGAAGGTGAAGTGATTATGTCAAAAGCAGGGAAAACAGGTGTGACAACCGGAACTCCGAAAAACATTCTTTTTGGTGCCGGTACGATTCACAAAAATTTAGAGTATAAAGCGGAAAGCGGATGGAACTTTGAAGAGTCAATCATTGGAGCAACGAGCGGTGGCTCTAAAGTGTCCATTACGCCGGAGTTTTATGATGTTGAAGTGGATGGTGTGCTTGTACCAACGAAAGGATTGAAACAGAAAATTGGCGAAACTGCAGAAATGGAAATTAACTTTGTTGAGTTGACAGAGGAAATTATTAAATCCTCCACTATCGGCAAGAATGGAAGTTCAGAAGACAGTTCGTATACACTCATTGAATCTAAAAGTTCGCTTTCAGATGGTGATTATTACGATAATATTGCATTTGTTGGTCAGATGCTGGACGGAAGAAACATTATTGTGATTTTCGAGAACACATTGTGTACCTCCGGAATGGAGCAGGAAGGGAAATCAAAAGAGGGTGCTGTTGGAGCTTATACATTTGCTTGTCACGCAGATATTGAAGATGATACAGACCTCGATACGCTGCCTTGGAAGATTTACTATCCCAAAGCGGTATAGTTGATAACTGAAAAAGATAATTAGCAGAAAGGATGTTTGAAAAATGGCAGAAACAACTTACGAATTAAGGAAATTATGCAGCAAAGATATGTTCCCTATGTTTAACATTATCCGTAAAATTGGTGTTAAGGAATTTAAAGCCTGCTTTGAATCAGAGGAAGTAAAAAAGATGATTCAGAGTGATGGTAAAAAGAATTTGAATTCCATTGGCATAGCAATTATTACGGATGTCATTGGAATTATATTAGATCACGTATCGGATTGTGAAAAAGATATTTACAAATTTTTGTCCGGTATATCCGGATTAAAAGAGACGGATGTTGCAGAACTTCCGTTAGATGAATTTGCAAGAATGGTTGTGGCTGTAGTAAAAAAAGATGAATTCAAGGATTTTATTCAGGTTGTTTCAGAATTGTTCAAATAGGTGATATGACGTTTATGGACTTGCTGTTTAGTCGATATGCAAGTCCATTTTTGTTGCTTGATTCTATGCTTGAATGCGGAAGATTTTTAGAATTCGTCAGTGAAGTTTTCGACATGAACAACAAAAGAGTTATGGATGAAATGCTATTCGATGTATGGCTTCACAAGGATTTTGAAAACAGCTATGAAGAATTCAGAAGATCAATAAAACAGCCGATGGAAGCAGAATCACAGAACATCGATTTTGAAACAACCGTTAGTTATTCGAGAGATATTTTGAAAAATTTCAATCCAAATGACGGATAGAGAAATACAGAGGAAAGGAGGAGAGGTAAAATGGAACTTTTTAAGCTTATAGGCTCAATTGCTGTTGATACGTCAAGTGCGAACGAGGCAATCGATGAAACCACAAAGAAAGCGGGCGATTCCGGTGGAAAGATGTCAAAAGTATTAACCGGAATTGGAAATGCAGGGAAAAAAGTTGGAAGTATGGTTGCCGGTACTGTTAAGGTGGCAGGTGGTGCGGCAATTGCTGTAGGAGGTGCGGCGGTGGCAGCAGCCAACAGCACACGAGAGTACAGAGTTGAAATGGGGAAATTAACAACAGCATTTCAAACGTCCGGGCACTCAGCAGATTCTGCGAAGAAAACATATTCTGACCTTGAATCAATTCTTGGAGATTCCGGACAGGCAGTTGAAGCAGCAAATCATCTAGCGGTGCTCACAGATAATCAAAAAGATTTGGATACATGGACAAATATTTGCACCGGTGTATTCGCAACATTTGGAGATTCATTACCAATTGAGGGGCTTACAGAGGCAGCGAATGAGACAGCAAAAGTCGGTCAGGTTACAGGGCCTCTTGCCGATGCGCTGAATTGGGCAGGTGTTTCTGAAGATGAATTTAACAAGAAACTTGCAACGTGTTCAACGGAGCAGGAAAGACAAAAACTTATTATGGATACTTTGAACAAGACATATAAGGACGCCTCCAACACCTACAAGGAAACGAATAAGGATGTTATTGAATCTGAAAAAGCAAACCAACGGTTTACGAATGTAATGGCAAAGGTAGGGGCGATGGTAGAACCGGTTCTGAATCAATTAAAGAATTCATTTGCGGATGTAGCGGAAGGGATAATGCCTATGGTTGAACAGGCAATACCAATGATTGTAGCAGGGCTTGAACAATTAATACCGTTTGTGTCTCAATTTGCAGAAACGATAATACCTGTCGTGATGAGCACGGTAAGTCAACTTCTGCCCGTATTTATAAATTTAGCAACTTCTGTTCTTCCACTAATTGCGCAGGCAATCATGGCCATAATGCCAACGATTCAACAGTTGATTCCGGTTATTACACAACTGCTGACATCCATACTGCCGGTTGTAACTCAGATACTACAACAGTTATTGCCACCACTTATGCAAATTGTGCAGATGGTGCTGCCGGTTATAGTTCAGCTAATTCAGGCGTTGCTTCCGGTACTGACACCATTGTTTACCGTGTTACAGCCTGTCATGACCTGTATAATGACAATACTTCAGCCGTTAATTCAGTTGATTACGGCAATATTGCCACCAATTATTACATTTATTCAAACGGTTGCTACGGTTTTATCTGCTATTTTAGTACCTGTGATAAATGTGATTTCCAATATTCTTGGTGTAATATTACCGCCAATTATATCGGCGCTTGGAACGGTTATCAACGCAGTTGTAACGGTATTTACAGCTGCATTTAATGCGATTAAGACGGTATGGGAAGCGTTAGCACCAGTGTTTAGTGCAATATGGAACAAAATTAAGGTTGTGTTTGGACCGGTGGCTGCCTTTTTCAAAAAATGTTTTGGTGCCGCATTTACTGTTATCAAAACAGTATTTAGCGTGCTGGTTTCCGTGTTTCGTGGAATATGGAATGGAATCAAAGCAGTCTTTAGTCCGGTTGTATCGTTCTTTGGAAAGATATTTAAAGGTGCATGGAATGGAATTAAGTCTGCATTTAGTGCGACTGTAGGATTCTTCAAAACCTTGTGGAGTTCAATTAAATCGGTTTTCAGTGGCGTAGGCAGTTTCTTTACCAGCGTGTTTGGAGTGATTGGTGATATTTTGAAGGCTCCGATTAACCTGATTATCAAAGGTTTAAACTTTTTAATTAATGGTATTAACAAAATTTCATTTGATGTTCCGGATTGGGTGCCGGTTATCGGAGGCGGAAAGTTTGGCTTTGACATTCCAACGATACCACAGTTAGAGGAAGGCGGTGTTCTGGAAAGAGGTCAGGTCGGATTGCTGGAAGGTAATGGATCTGAAGCGGTTGTCCCACTTGAAAAAAATACCGGGTGGTTGGACCAGATTGCGTTAAGATTGGCAAAACTAAATCCGAGCAGTTCGGATGGGGAGTCTGTCCAGAAGTTGGATGCTATTATTACTCTGCTTCAAGAAATGGCAGGAACGAATCGAATTGAAGAGATTCAGAAAGCACTTGCCGGGACTGATATTTCGTGGAATAAAAGAGAGATTGGAAGGCTGGTGAAATCATTTGCTTGATTGTATTAAATATGTCAACTCATTTGGCGACACAATTGAATTTAACAAACTGCCATATATGCTCCAATCATCTGATTTGAAGGACTACAAATGGTCGTATAGTACAAAGAACGAATACAATCCAAAGATATATTCGTTCAGTCGAAATATGGTTGAAAAGAAAGTGCAGATTGCGGTGATTGCTTCTACGAAGAAAAAGTATGATGAATACTGCAATAGACTTTTGGAAGTCTTTGAAAAAGATATTTATGCTGTAAAGAAGGGCAAGTTGATAGTCAATGATGATTACTACATGGAAGGTTATTTTGTCCAGAAGCAAATTAAAGATTGGTATGCATCCAAAGTGATAATGAACGAATTCGTATTTGTTAGTGAGACCGGGAAATGGATGAAAGATGTGTATAAGGTGTTTGGCTCATCATATATACCAATACTTTCAGAAGATAATCCGGATGCCGGTTTTTACCCGAATGATTTTCCTTTTGATTTTGCACCGGCATCCGATGCAAACAAACTGGTGAGTGACAGTTTCGTTCCATTTGATTTTGAAATCGTATTTCATGGAGCATGCGAGGACCCTACGTTGATTGCAGGCGGCAAGGTTTATCGTGTATATACTGCTTTGGAAGAGGGCGAATATTTGACCATTAACAGCTTGGAAAAAACGATTGTAAAAACGAAGGCAAATGGTGAAAAGGTAAACGAATTTTCAAAACGTGACAGAGAAAATTATATCTTTGAAAAAATGCCGGCGGCGGATGGAAGGACACTGATGCAGTGGCAGGAAGGTTGTATTGTCTCTGTTCGTTCTTTCGCGGAAAGGAGCGAACCAAAATGGATTTGATATATGCGGACGAGAATCGGATTGACCTTGGAGTGCTGCAGGATTATAAGTTTGACCTTGCGTATGGTGAAAGTGAAAATGATTTTGAGTGCACGGTTTTACTTGATAACAACCCATGTCAGCAGGATTATATTCTCTATATTGAAGGTACGGAATATGGGGGAATCATTGATAGTATAGCGCCGGATCCGGATAATAATAAGCTGGCTTATAAGGGAAGAACATGGCACGGAGTGCTAAACAGTAAAGTATTAGAGCCGGATGTCGGGTATGATTATTTGACGGTATATGGTGATGCAAATGAGGTTGTTCTGGAACTTATCGAGAGAATGAATCTTACAGATACATTTTTTGTTAGTGGTGATTTGTCTGGCATTGAAGTTAGAAATTATCAATTTCGTTATGAAAATGGATATGATGGAATACGGAAAATGCTTCAATCGTATCATGCAAAACTGTGTATGAAATGGCAGGGGAATAAAGTATTGCTTTGGTGTGAATTGCTTTGCGATTATTCGATTGATGAAGAATTTGATACATCGCAGGTTTCTTTTTCTATGCAGAAAAACTTTAATTTATGCAACCACATAATCTGTCTTGGCCAGGGTGATTTGAAAGATAGGCATGTGATACATATTTTTTCGAATGAAAACGGTGGTATTTTACCATATGCATCGACTGATAATCCAATGCAAGATAGTGATTATATCCTTGATAAGAGAAATCAATCGTTGTTTGGCAGTGCAGAGATTGCGGAAACGTATGACTTTAGTTCAGCGGAAACGATTGAAAATTACCTGCCACTGCCGAATGAGCCTCCGGACTGGAAACAAGATTATACGAAGTATTTTCAGATTTCAGATGGAAGTTATAAGGAGATTGAGAGGAATCTTCAGGATGTGTATGTGTTGCAGACGGTGCAGCCGTGGAACTGGAACTCAAATTACAAAGACTACTTTTATTTATCAAATGGTGAATACAATAACGTGGAAAGTGAGTCGAAAACGACCTATGTATTGTTGACAAAACAACCATCTGACTGGGCGGCTAATTACAAGGACTATTTTGAAGTCAAGGAAAATGAGTATACTGCCGTTGACAGTGTGACTGTTGAAACATATAAGAAACAGACAAAACAGCCAAATGACTGGAATAAAAATTATGGTAATTATTATGTTACAGATGGTATTGATTACAGTCAATGTTCTGCAGATTCAAAGGAAGTTTATAATTTGCAGGTGCGTCAGCCATCCGATTGGAAACATACATATAAAGACACTTATTGTATTTATTTTAATGGTAAATATGTAAAATGTGGAGATTTAGCCATTTATAAGAAGAAAGCACCTAAGTGGCGAAAAAATACATTTTATAACAAAGGGAGTAAGGAAGTAATACCAAAATGGAGCGCTCAGGACAGGTATACCAAAGAAACCAAGGTTGTGGCGCCGAACTGGAAAGCAAATAAGTATTATATGAAGGTAGTTACTGATTTTCCAACGTGGACGCAAAACAAATATTATACATGCCAAAAGGATGTTGATGTTGGTGTTGAATTTGCACCGAATGCTTATTATGAAAAGGTGCTTGACCATTATAAAACAATGGTTGACGGTGCGATTGAACGGTTTGCAGAGTATTATGCTTCGGACGAATTGGAAATCTCACTGGATACGGAAAAAATGTATGATATAGGTGATATTGTCGGAGCGTTTGAGAACAACACGGGAATATTTGTTGCGCAGCCAATCACGAAAAAGATTGTAACCATTGAAAGAGATAAAGAATCAATAAGATATGAGGTGAAGAAAAATGGCAGTTAATATTGTAACAGGGCGGACCGGTACAGAACACATCACGTCGGATGATTTCCGGGCAATGAATGCTTCTGTTTTTGGAACGGGGAAATATGTTTTTGATTATGGTCAAAAATTTGCTGCAACGATTGTTACAAATAATCAAATTAGAATCCGGGACGGAATGTGCATGAACCAGGGAACGCAGATGGGAGTCGAGCTAACGGATTATGTGGATGTAGCAATTGAAAATGGCATTAGTGGTTCAAATAGAAATGACCTGATTGTTATGCGATATGAAAGAAATGCAGACACATCGATTGAAAAGGCATCCTTAGTAGCTATCAAAGGTACATCCGGAAGTGTTGGGGAAGACCCTGAATATAACACCGGGAATATTTTAGATGGTGGCGATTTGATAGATGATATGCCGCTGTTCAGGGTGAAAATCGAATCATTAACCATTACGGCAGTAGAACCGTTGTTTACTGTTTTTGATTCTGAAATTAGAAAAAAATTAGCAGAATTATCAAATGTCGACAATACAGCTGACGCAAATAAAACGGTAAATATTGCAAAGAAACTTTCTAATGAAAAAGCAATTGGAAGTGACAAAAGACCGGTATATTTCAATGAAAATGGTGTTCCGGTGGCAGGAACTTATACATTGGGGGATGCTTGTCAGAAGTCATTGGGAGAAGTTAATACTGGAGATACTGGTTTGGTAACTGGTGGTCAGGTGGCTGCGTCAATTGGTGTTAAGGGAAACTATGAAGAAAAAACATGGACACCTTCAATTTCTCATTATTATGGTGATGAGAAATACGCAAATGTTTTCAGCTATGGTGAATATAAAAAGGTTGGCAATATAGTTCATATTAAAGGCATGCTTGAATTGCAGAGTGCAACACCTAGTATTAGTCAGTTTTGCCTGAAAGATTTGCCATACAACCCAATAGGATATATCAGCAAGGAAATAGGTGAAATATATGCCGGTCATGTCATGATTGGTAGTACTTCGGCAACGAAGGTTACAAGTGGTACAGGCTATCTTAATGTGATATTACCGAAAGCCCAGCAGGTTTCGGTGGTTTACATAGATTTGATTTATTGGATTTAATTGATGGAAAGGAATGGTGAGATGATGGAAATTAAGGAAGAAAAGACGGTTGACATGCTTACTAGCCAATCAGTTAGCATTTTAACTCAAAAGTTTATTGAAATTAATGGAGTGAAATCACAGATTGGCGATGGACATAGATGTGCCTATGTTAATTCTGAAACTGGAAGAAGTGATTTGCAGGGGACGGAACCGGAAGAAGTTGTTAATGCGGTGTTTGCAATCTGGGGAGAATCTCCAACGGTTGCGGATGAATTGGAAGAATAAGAAAAGGGGGCCTAAAGAATGAAACAGATGATTTGTACGATTTGCGGGTTGATTGGAAGTAGTGTGGCAGCGTTCTTTGGAGGATGGACTTCTGGAATGACAACACTTCTTATTTTTATGACAGTGGATTATGTATCAGGATTGCTTGTAGCGGGTGTGTTTAAGAAGAGCAATAAGACATCAACGGGAAAATTGGAATCCCGCGCCGGGTGGAAGGGATTATGCCGGAAAGGGATGTCGTTTGTATTTGTACTTATAGCATATCGAGTTGATTTGGCAATTGGTACGGATTATTTTCGAGATGCTGTTGTTATAGCATTTATAACAAATGAGTTGATTTCCATTGTAGAAAATGCAGGTTTGATGGGAATCAAACTTCCGTCGGTGATTATAAAGTCCATTGATGTATTGCAGCAGAAAGCAGATAAGGAAGGTGAAAAAATTTAAAATGCAAATTGTAGTCATAATTTGAAAGAATTTTTACGGTGTTTTTGGGGGAAAATCAGCAGTTATTCCGTTGACATTTCCTAATTATCATGTAAAATATAGTGAATAGAAATACAAAAAGGGGCGCAGACGATTATGGCAACAAAGAGTATGTTAAAAACTGTCACCATAAAGACAAAAACTACGGGTGTATCTCTAGCTGATGCTCTTGAAAAGTCGATTCAACAAAAGGAACATAGTGTTGAATACAAAACAAGATGTAAAGAAGTAAAAAAGGAGAGCGTCAAGAATTTTTTTAATAATTATTGA